CGCCACCGAGGGCATACCACCGTATAAATCCTATCCCTTCCAGCTACTTTTTACCCCGTCGTAAGGTCATTTATTAGAAAGGGGTAATTATGAGCGCACCGGCAGGACGTTACGACACAATTTGCGACCAGGGCGCAACCTATGAACGGGTTGTTATTCTGAGGGACAGCGCCGCCGGCCTTATTAATTTGACGGGCTTTACCGCAAAAATGCAGTTACGCAGCACCGCAACCAGCGCCGTAATAATCAAAGAACTTACCACGGAAAACGGCGGCATTACCCTGGGCGGCGTCACTGGCGCCATTAGTTTGTTTATCAGCGCCGCCGATACGGCAGCAATCGCCGCCGGCAATTACGTGTACGATTTAATCCTTATTAGCGGCACAACAATCAACAAGCCCCTTTACGGCAGCTTTACAATACGGGCAGGGGTTACACGATGAGCACCAACCGCATAGCGGACATAGGCCAATCCGTTACGGTTACGGCCGGCGCCGGCGCCGTACAAGTAACCGACCAAAACACACAAGCCTTTATTATCAGCGCCATGCCGGAAGAAACCGCCCCGCAGGCGAGAGCAATTAAAGACTATCCCAATTTTGTTGTCGTCGAAAAAGGCGGCCGCATCGTCGAGGTTCAAGAGCTCGTCACCCAAGTAACAGCGTCGGCCAGGGGCGTGCAAGGGCCCCCAGGTCCAGCCGGCCCACCAGGCGGCGTTAATGGGCTAATTGACGAACTTAACGACGTGCTCATAGTAAATATTCAAGACGGCCAGCTATTAAAATTTAACAGCGCACTAGCCCAATGGGTGAATAGTAACTACCTAGACGGCGGAAATTTCTGAAAGGAAAATCATGGCAAATATCATACGAATTAAAAGACGTAACAGCGGCGGCGCCGGGGCCCCCAGCAGCCTTATGAACGGCGAGCTTGCCGTAAACGAAACAGGCGGCAGCGGCAGCAGCGTACTTTATTACGGCTACGGTGACGCAGGCAGCGGCGTGGCGTCCAGCGTTGTGGCACTGGCCGGCCCAGGCGCCTTTGCCAGCTTAACCGGCACGCAAACCTTCAGCGGCACGACAAACACATTCACCAGCGCCACCGTATTGACTGGCACCGTTTCCGGCACTGGTATTAGCGCCTATGTAGTCGGAAAACGCCTTGATGAATTTGCCGCCCCAACCGCTAACGTAACTTTAAATAGCAACAAAATAACCAACTTGGCAGACCCAACCAGCGCCCAGGACGCCGCCACTAAAGCATACGTAGACGCAGCCCGCAGCGGCCTTGACGTCAAAGCGTCGTGCCGAGTTTCAACCACTGCCAATATTACCCTTAGCGGCACGCAAACAATTGACGGCGTGGCTGTTATTGTCGGCGATAGGGTATTAGTCAAAAACCAAACCACGGCGTCAAATAACGGCATTTACGACGTTGCGTCGGGAGGTTGGACACGCAGCGCCGACAGCGACACAAGCACAGAATTTAATAGCGGCGCTTTTACATTCATCGAGGAAGGCACCGTAAACGCAGGAAAAGGCTACGTTTTAACTACGGCTAACCCTATCACCCTGGGCGTCACGTCGTTGACCTTCACCCTGTTTTCGTCGTCAGGCGCTATCACCGCCGGCACCGGCTTAAGCTTCAGCGGCACAACGCTAAACGTCAACGTAGACGGCGTTAGCATTACTACCGACGGCAGCAGCAACCTAACAATCAAATCAACCTGGGCAGGCCAAACAGCTATTACTACCCTGGGAACAATTACTACCGGCACATGGTCGGCCACTGCAATAAGTTTAGCCAAGGGCGGCACCGGCGGCGACTTAAGCGCGGCCAGCGACGGCAGCATATTTAAAAAGTCGGGCACTAGCTTAACAGCGGCAACGGCAGGCACCGACTACCTTAGCAGCAGCAGCACCGTTGACGGGGGCACGTTTTAGGCATGCCCAATCCGATCAAGCCAAAACGCAGTTATACGGCTACAAATACACCTACTTTAACGAGTGGCGAGCTTGGAATAAATGCAACCGACGGCAAAATATGGATCGGAAACGCCGCCGGAAATGCTAATGTTTTAGTTTCATCTTTAGCACGCAGCGACCACACCGGCACCCTGGCAATTACCAGCGGCGGCACAGGGCAAACAACGGCAAACGCCGCCGCCAATGCAATTCTACCAGCGCAGGCAAGCAATTCGGGCAAATACCTTACAACAAACGGCACTGATTCTTCATGGGGAACAGTTACGGCAGGCACAACATTGCCATCGGGTTCGATGCAAATGTTTGCCGGTGCAATTACACAAAGCGCCGCCGCCGGCGTCGTCACCACAAATGCCCCCAGCGGTTGGTTATTAGCTAACGGCGACATTGTTTCAAGAAGCACTTACAGCGCATTGTTTACGGCAATCGGTACGACTTATGGGGCGGGCAATGGTTCAACAACTTTTGCCCTGCCAGATATGCGTTCAAGGGTTCCTGTTGGCGTTGGCCAAGCCTCTGGCTTGACAAATAGAACTTTAGGGGGAACGGTTGGAACGGAAGGGCATACGGTCGCCAGCAGCAATATCTCGCAGTTTTCAACAGGTAATATGAGTGCAAACGCTACCCATGTTCATTCGCACATTAAGCCAATGTATTGCTATAACCCAAACATAACTAGCGCCGGACTTACTAGCGGTAATTATGTGATGGGAAATGATACTGCTGGTGTTACTCCTGTTGCAAGTGCTAGCACCGAACATACCCACACAATAGGAAGTGCTTCACCTACATCAATTAGTAATATGCAACCATCAATTGGCATGAATTACATCATTAAAACTTAGGGGATAAAATGGAAATTTTAATTAGCGAACAGACCAACATCGGTGTAAATGGGTTACCAATCACAGGCTTTTCCGTCACCTTCGTAAATCGCAATAAAAAAAAGACGATGAACGAACAAGACTTTTTCGCAGACGGCACCGAGATTGAAACAAAAATTCAACAGCTACGCAAATTACTTAAAAACCATTTTGACGCCCAGGTATAACCATGACCATAAGAGCAGGCGAAGGCATAGTGATTAATTACGACGGCGCAGGCAGCGAAATAGCTGTTTCTACGCCGCAGTGGTTCGTTGCCGAAATAACGGGCCGGACTACCCTTAATTCGGGCTCAACTTGCCCAATTGGTTACTCATGGCGCCAGCTTGCACTAAGCCGAGATGGTTGCAATTATGAGGTTGCAAGCCCAGGGCTAAAAGGCGACGAAAAAACAAACACGGCCTACGCTCTAGGACTACCAGGCGCCATAATAGCCAACGGCACCCAGGTTATTATGCGTATTCGCCACGGCGGCGATTCAAGCAAATTTGGTGCAACATTTGAATTTGTTGCAGGGGGCAGCGGCACCGCCGGCAGCGGCACCGCCGGCAGCGGAAACAGCAGCGGAAACAGCAGCGGCAGCGGCGGCAATTGCTTTGAAGTTATTCAGTCAATTGATTGCACCAACGGGGAACTAAGCGTTACGTATGCAACAATATGCCCCGACAGCGGGACGGCAGTCGTCGTAGGCCAGCAAACCGGCAACTACAGTATAACTACTAGGTATTCAATCACCGGCGGGGCAACACTGGCCGCCGGCGTCGTCCTTAATCTGGTCGGTGACGTGGCAAATCCAGGAGCAAATAAATTTTACGGCACCAACTCCAGCGGCACCCGTGGTTGGTACCCGTTCTCAGATATATGTACCGTATGCGGCGGCACCCCAACGCCTACACCCACGCCTACACCTACACCTACACCCACGCCTACACCAACACCGACGCCAACACCAACACCGACGCCTCCACCTACGCCTCCACCTACGCCAACGCCTACAGTTTCAGCGTCGATCTATGCGCAAGGCTCTGGTTGGACTACCGCCACTAACTCAGGGGCAGGAACCGAGGCTAGCCCAAAAGTAATTTCAAGTAATAATAATACGTTGCAGTCTGGCACGTCTGCAATGACATGGTCTTTCACTCCGTCGGCGGCAGGAACTTTTCATTACTCTTTTAACTGGGCGAATCATGACTACGGGTCAGGATTTAATGGTAATAATATTAGCCCTTGGGGCGAAGGTACGACGGCGGCCATATCCGGCACCGTGGCAGTGACCAGCGGCCAAGTAGTAGACCTTACAGTTATTAGACCAGGCTTATTAGAAACCAGCGTAAACACCGAAGTTAATGCGTCTGTTTATTTAACAGTACCTTAAAAAAGAAAAAATATGGCGCTCGATCTTACTAGAAATGCACGAACGCAAGCGCAACCATGTGTGCCGTGCTGCCACGTTACAAAATCAATTTACCACGGTGTCGTGGCAGTAATTGCGCCAAGCTACCCAAGTCAGATTGATTTTCCTTTTTTACATACAGCGTACAACTACACCACTTATTTACCAACTTATCGTACATTCAATTACACTAGCTCATCGTTTGCTTTGGGATTAGACACAACAGTCGGGAACGTAAGAACTTACAAATCCGGTGCAATGTCCTTGGACGTTGCAACAAACAACACTACATATCCTAACTACCCGACCATTGTAAGCACCCCCTACTATGTGAAATTAATTGTTGTGGAGAATGTTTCAATTGACGTTTTTTTTTCAACCGATGGCATTACTTATGTTAAGCAAGATGAAACATTTTACGGAGAGTATTTTTCATTTGTTACTGATATTATAGACTTGGCGGCTTCTGTTAACCCAATAACTGTAAGAGTTACAATCAACGCAGGCATAAACTCTACACCAGCGTATAGCTCGGCAAACCCTTCGCAGTATAATTATCACGCCAATTTTACTGATGCTGGCGATTACACTGGAAGTTATAGGAACAACGTACCCGTTGGCGAAGACTACTTGCCTGTAGGTGGGCAAAACGTAATAACAACTAACTCAATTAAATGCGGCGATGGTGCTTACGCCCCTTACATTAATAGTCCGACCGATAAAAGAGTATGTAAGCCCCAGCAAGCCACCGACGGTTCAGGTTATTTTACGTTTTTAGACATAATATCCGGAAGACAGTTTGACGGGGGGTATATCATTTATCCTGTTTACAACTGGTTTCCCTTACCCGCAAGCCCTTCATCACCGTATTACAATAATATTTGGGGCTATGAAGACGCAAGCTACCCTTCGGTTTCAACACAGGTAACCGCACTTGTTGATTACCGTCTACCTGTGCATTATGTTGCCAGGCCTTACTTTTTTAGTTCGACCGTTCTTTTTGTGAAACTTTATTGGCCGCACATTTTCCCGCAAGTCTACGACTCTACATTCAACAAGCCTTTGTCTATTAGTCAGGTCACCATCACCGAATGAAACGCCCATGCACTTGTAACCGTGTAACCTCGCTCGAGTGGTCAGCAGACCAATGCCGGCTATGCTGGCTTGCCACCTATGATGAGCGCTATCAAAAACTTTTTGGCGTCAAAAAAAACACCGGCATAAAATCGGTTAAAATAATTCGCCGAGACAATTGCCTTAACCTTGGAAAAGTTCTTGACCGAGGCGCTTGCAATTGCCCTTCTAAATGGCTTCGCCAATGTGAAAAACACGGCACGTGCCGCACAGGTCCAAGCGCCGACGGCGTCCCGTCTTGTCTAGGCTGCAACGACTACGACCCCGACGAGCCCGAACCCCCGCCGGCCGGCGTCGTAATAGGAAGCTACAACCTGCCCAAACTTGTTGCCTTGCAGGTAAAATTAATCCGAGACATGAACGGGCCCAAAACACCAATCTTAATCGCCGACGATTGCAGCCCTGGCACCGCACGCACCCCGCAACCGTGGACTATTTTTGGCGAACTATCCGCACTGGCCCGAGAAAACCCCGGCGTCACGCTTTGGTCCAACCCCGAACGCTACGGGCACGCCGGCGGCGACCTAGCTAGCTATTACGTTGGCCTGCAATGGGCCGCCGTGCACCGGCTGAAATACCTAGTAAAACTATCCCAACGCCTTTTAATTGATATTCCCCTATGGCTTTACGACGTGGCCGAGGGCATGGACGCCGCCGGGCAGCCAACCGGCTGCAATCCATGCAGGGAAGGGCATAGCGTTTTTCCACTTCGCACAGAAGCAATTATTTTTGACGTAGCAAAATGGCACCGCCCCGACGTTCTAGACCACCTTCGCCCCAGGCCCGTCACCGGCATAGCCGCCGAAATAATTCTCTGGGACGACATGGCCGACAGAGTAGGCGCCGGAATGTGGCGTTGGCCAATAATGAACACCGACAGGGCAGAGCGTTGCCCAGGTGTTATATGGCATTGCAGCCACCAATACCAAGATTACAAGGCTATTGCTCAACGCTACAACATGCCCTTAGATGAGCATTTCACCGTGGCCGGCTGGCAGTCCCAAGCCGGTTATAAGTGGTAACAGGTCATTTATTATTGACACCCAAACGAGGCGCAATAATGACCGCATTCCTATCGTTTTTTCTTACATTCATCTTGGCCGCCGATTCTCAGGTTGGCGGCCGCACTAGCCCCGACGGCGCCGAGCAAATTCAAATCGATTTACCAGGTAAAGAGCAACTAAAAAACGTAGGCGGCAGGGACGGCGCCGGCTTATGCGTTTTTACCAGCCTAGAACATTCTGGCCGCTGGCAAAACGTCGAACAACTTACCGGCTTTCAAAACAAAATGAAAAAAGAGGAGGGGGGCGGATGGCCGGAGAAGGTAGACAAAATGGTGCAAAAATACGCCGCCGGCATTACCTACTTGCAATACCAGGGCGACGACCCAAGCCTATTAAAGCTAGCTCTAAAAACTGGCCGAATGCCCGCCGTTACATACGGCTATTCCCCAAGATATTCGGGCAGTGGCAGAATTGCCCACATGGTAAATTTAGTCCACCTAACGCCCCGCTGGGCCGCCGTTTTAGATAATAACTTCCCAGGCGAAACTAATTATGAATGGATGAGCCCCGCAGAATTTACACGCCGCTGGAAATTAGGAGGCGGAGGTTGGGCTGTTTTCCTACTTTCACCACCACCACCGCCACCACCCGCCAATAAGGTATTTTACCAGGCGCCAGAACCAACCGAGCAAGACCCCGAAGAAGCGCCGATTAGCCCGCTTTTTGGCGTCGATACTAGCCGCCTAGGCCAAAATGGCTGCTATTTAAATGGGCGAAAAATCAGCAGCTTAGACGCCTTAAGGGCGCTTGAAGGCGGCGAACTTACCGACGATAGCCACAAGCTACGAATAACCATAATTAGCCAAGACACCGCCGCCGCCAGCAAAGTCAAATCCGACCTAGAGGGCAGCCCATGGGCGCCAGTGTTATTAGTGCAAACTTACCCGCCGACGCACTGGGCCGTTTCCGACGTAGGATTTAACACCGAAGGCACGCCCCGAATTATTGTGCAAGGGCCGCCCAACGCCGACGGCAGCGCCAGCGTACTTCATTCCCAGGCTGATTATTCCGACGGGCTTGATGGCTTAATTGGAGCCCTTCGCAGAAAGGCGCCTAACTACGACCCGCAAAAAGACAAGGACGGCAGGAAGGGCCCCGACGCCGGCGCCGGCAATATCTTGGCAATAGCCAGGGCCGTAACCATAACCGCATTCATAGCGTTTTTTTTGGGTTACGTCGCCCGTGGCATTATTCCCGCCGTCGTGGCAGCGCTCAAAGCCGCACATGGCAAAGTATTCCCAGCCAAGCCAAGCATGGAAGAAATGATCTTAAACGCCCTTAAAAAACTTAAGGAACAGGAGGCCGACAATGTCAAACGAAATAACGACCCCAAGCCCAGTTAAACCAGGTTGGAAAACAACCGAGTTTTACCAAACATTAATTTTGCAAGCCTTAGCATTCGCCACCATTTTAGGCTTTTTGTCACCTAGTGAATCGGCAGGAATAGGCGGCAATATAACCACCATGATCGAGCACGTTGTAGCGCTGTTAGTTGCCGGCGGCACCGTAGTCAGTTACATAAAAAACCGCACCCAGGCAAAGGCAGGCGGACAATGACAGACCGAGCTTTAATTTACGTCATGGCCGCCGGCAACGCCGTTTTAGCGTATTACTGGACTAGTTCAGCGTGTGATTGCGCCTCACAAGACCGCCCTATTTTGCGTAAACTTATCGCCCTTCTATGGATGTTTTTAGGATTAGTATGAACCAAGATACAACGACGTGCCGCCATTGCGGCGTTAATTTTGCCCGCCGCCGCTATTTATGCGATAAATGTTACCAAACCCACTGGCGCAATTACCCTTGCGTGCCCGATCAAGCCGTGCTAGAACCTTTAACACCGGCGCAAAAACCTACAAAAGCGCACCCAAACACGCCGGAAAAATTAGACGTGTTATGTAAGCGCTACGAAAACAGGGAGGAACTTTGGCACCCGCAGGACGCAAGGGGGCCAATAGTTTACGCTAATGGCTTCGATGCGACGACAGTCACGAGAACGATATTACGACGAGTTTGGTGCACAGTGCCACCCAGCGAAAGCGACGTCTAAACGCACCGAAAAGTCAAAAATCTACTACGGTTTCAATGTTTTCCCAGGCAGCCGCCGCCCCATTCCACTAGCCGCCACTAAACCCGAATCCGCCGCAATGTTAGCCAGGATAATAGCCGGCACCGAAACGCCAAAAACCAAAACCCTTGCAGGCCATCTTGCCAACTGGGCCGCAGCCCTGGCGCTTGCAGGCATTACCAAGGCCCGCCAAAAGGAAGTAGTGGCAAAAGTTAAGCGTATTTTAGACGCCGCCGGCGCACTGCAAAGCAAAACAATTAGCGCCGAACAGGTTCGCAGTGTTTTCACAAAATGGGACGCCGAGAAACGACGTTGGTCAGCACAAACAAAAGCCCATTATTTAAAATCGCTAAATCAGTTTTTAAGGCATGCTAGCCTGCCAGCTATCCGAATAACCTTACCCGTAATTAGATCAAATAAAACCTACCACAGAGGCGCTTTAACCATTGAACAAGCTAGCGCCCTGGTAACAACGACGTCCAGCAGCCCGGCCACGTTTAGAGGTTTAAGCGGCCATCGCCGAGCGCTTTTATACCGGCTTATCCTAACTACCGGCATAAGACGCAAGGAAGCAATGGCGCTTACCCCAGCGCATTTAAAGCAATCCCGATTGACCCTATTAGCCGGCGAAACCAAAAACCGCAAGCAGGCAGATATTGACCTGGGCCCAGCGCTCTCAACCGAATTAGCAACTTTGGCCGGCCCGCTATTCCCAGGCACGTGGGGGGACCGCAGCGCCGTTATGGTACGGCGTGACGCCGCCGCCGCCGGCGTGACTACTAGCCACCGCCTAGACCTTCACAGCTTGCGCCATACTTTTATCACATGGTGTGCCGCTAAGTTCCGCATAGAAATAACTCAAAAATTAGCCCGCCACAGCACCAGCGTGCTTACGTTGGACTTCTATACTCATGCTAAAAACGACGACATAAACGCCGCCGCAGGGGCCCTTGAAGATGAATTAAATAGGTGTGCTTTTAGGTGTGCTACTCAATCAGAAAAAGACCTAGGGGAAAATACCCCACCCTTAAAAACCCGCAGAAAAACCACTAGAAAAATGCGCCCGATAGGAGTCGAACCTATAACCTACGGTTCCGAAGACCGTTGCTCTATCCAATAATCACAGGTAAAAATTAAAATTTTATGCTTTAGGTGTGTTAATAGGTGTGCTACTATCCCCCAAGCTTACTGAAACCATCACGAATCACTTAACTATTCGTGACCCGCCATTCCCAGGAAAGGACGCCCCGCCCGTGTTAAGAAACTTAATCGTATCCATTCTTACCGAGGAAATTAAAAAAGAATTTACTGATATTTTTTCACAAAATTGGCCTAATAACGAAACTAAAGACGCTAATAACAATATGCGGGTAATTACGCCCGCACCTTTGCCCAGAGGTGATATTGCTATGGTAGACGATAATAGGCCGCTGTTTTACAGCGCCAAAGAACAAAGGTTGCTTGATTATCTTCATGAGCACGGGCCCGCAAAACAGGCCCAAATTGTAAAGTTTTTTAAAGAGCACGAAAACCCTATCAATGACACAACTGTTAAAGAATTACTAGCAAATTTAGGCCATAGAAAGGCCATAGCCACGGGCCCCGATGGCTACGAGGTAAGGCGCTAGTCGTGTTAATTGAACCAATTCAGCCAGAACATTATTTTGCAATAGGGGAAATAGCCGCCCAGGCTTACCCCGTGCAATATTTTGAAGACGATAAATCTTTTCATTCCAAAATTACTGCAAGCCCAGGCAGTTGCTACGCCGCTAAAATTGACGGCGCCTTAATTGGCTACGTTATTTCATTCCCGTTCACCCTTGGCATAATGCACCCGTTGAACCAGTGCTACACACCGGCACCGCCGCCGGCGTGCCATTACATTCATGATCTTTGCATTTTGCCCGCCTGGCAACGGTACGGCGTCGGAACAGCCCTGGCACAATTAGTGTTACAGATTGCAGGCAAACCCAAGGCTTTAACGTCAGTTATGAACACGCATATTTTTTGGGAAAAATTTGGATTTAAAACAGCCTACCAAGCCAACTACCACGGCAGCCCAGCCCGCTACATGGTTTTAAATTAACCCTTTTTCGTCGTGTTCTATTTTAGTCGGCTTGTCGCCGGCGGCTTTTTTCTTGCGTCGAGGCGGGAATATCACATCTTCGGGCGGCAGGCCCTTAATATCTCTAATAATTCGATGAGCTTCTAAATAAGCCGTTGAGGCGTCGCTCATAGTTATTCGCATTAATTCCAAAAACAATTCCATAAATTTAACTAATTCTTTTTCTCTTGTTTCTTCAGCAACCGCCGTCGTGCTCAACCGTTTCGCCGCCACCGGCGACAATTCCCGCACAGTAGCCACCAGCCACCGCACAGCGCATTCAGCGTGTACCTGGTAACAGCCCGGCCAATGCGGCGTCGTGCTGCTAACGTAGCCGTGGGCGGCGATTATTTTATTTAGCTCGTCGTCCGTAATCAAAGCGCAAAACCCTTTAAAAAGCTTAAGTTATTTAGGCAACTTATTATCAAGTATTTAACCAGATTAAGAACTATAAAAAATAAATTTTTATCTATTTTCGGCGTTTGCCATAGTACCCACTCAAGGAAGGGCACGACGGCACGGAAGCCGACTTTTTTTTGGAGTAAACACTATGGCATTTTTAAGCGAAAATGTGGGGGGTATATGGCATACTTGGCAGCAAATAGCCGAACTGGAAGTAAAGCGCCAGCACATCGAAAAATACGACGCAACACTAGCCAGAGGAATAGCCAGAAAAATCCAGCGCAGGACGTTGGTATTAGCAACATTAATTGCAAAAGACCAAGCCCAGCAAGGAAAAGACGATTAAGGCTTTTTTCGCTTGTCCAGGATCGTTTTAGCCTCAGCCATGTAAGGCTTAAGTTGTTCCCGAATAAGCTTCAAAAACATCTCTTTGGGCGTCTTGCCGGTATGCAACTTCATAAGTGCAACGGCAATGGCGTCCAGATCGTCACAATCAACAAAAATTCTAGGTCGTACAGGTTTTTTCATGCAGGCGATCATAACAAAACACTCCTTGTAATTAAAGTATTGTACACCATGTTATTTAATTACATATACCAATTCATTAAATAAATTTGAGTCAAATAACTTGACGCCATGCGTCGCTCGGTATACAGTTAGAACGTCGGGCATTGGCCCGCAGAAACTTTTCACTTGCTTAGGAGTAAACGATGAACGCCCTAGAACGGTTGGACCATGAAATTGCAGCGGCAAAAATTCGCCGCCAAACAAAGGAACGCCAGCTTGCAGAACAAGACCAACAAGAGGCAGACAACGCCCACCAGTTGATTATGGAAGCAGCGCCCGAAGCTATTCGAGAATTTGCAATGCCGTTTGAAAATGTAGATTTTTGCTACCAGGTACGTTTTGACTTACCAGGTTTTTCCATTCTGGCACGCATTAGCAAAATGGCCGTTGTTGACTGCAAAGTGCAATGGCATTGGACCCGCCGCACAGTCTGGCACCACGTGAACACTTTAGACGAAGCGCTAGTTTATGGCGCAGAACAGGGCAGCCAGTGGATTGACGTACCACCGCCCTTTTAACCGACCTAGACCGGGGCGCCCGGTTTATACCGTTCGTTGAATGGTGCCGGGCGTTTTTTTTCTTCAGCAGGAGGCAGACAAATGGCAGGAAGACTAAACGGATTAGTTTTAAAGATCAAAGAGGGGGAGCGTTTCCTTCTCGACGTAAACGGGTTGTCTTGTTGGGTCGGCGTGGCAGGAGTAAGCACCGGCGCCGCCCGCCTTGTTGTAGACGCACCCAGGAACGTAATGGTCATTCGAGAAAAAATCATTAAGGAGTTAGAACAATGCAGACAGCTTTAACCGCACGCCCCGAAAAGGCGCTTGAAATTAATGGCTTTGCCGAAGCCGTTAAACTGGCCGAGATAATGGCAGGGGCAAAATTAGTGCCTTATCATTTACAAAAATCACCTTCAGATTGTTTGCTAGTAATTGAGCAAGCCATTCGTTGGGGCATGAGCCCCTTTGCAGTGGCGCAGGCTACTAGCATTGTCAACGGCCATTTAATGTTTGAAGGCAAGCTAGTGGCCGCCGCTATCCAGGGCAGCGGCGTTATTCATGGCAGCTTAAACTACACCTACAAAGGCGAAGGTAATAACCGTGAAATTACAGTTATTGGCACCCTTAAAGGCGAAGAAGAAGCCAGAACAATAACGGCAAAATTTTCAGACGTTCGCACAGACAATAAGCATTGGGACAAAAACCCCGATCAAATGCTTAGCTACATGGGTGCACGTATTTGGGCCCGCCGTCATGCCCCCGCCGTTATGTTAGGAGTGTACGCACCAGATGAGTTTGAAGACAAAGAGGTTAAAGCGCCAAAAATCAAAACAGAAGTTTTGGCAATTTGTGACGATGGCAGCCGTTTAATCACAGAAACGCCAATTACTGATAAGGCACCAGCGCCCGTAAATGGTGAAGTCATTATTCCCGCCGCCGGCATGGCAATCACGCCGGAGCAACTAAAAGAGATTAATTTTCTCTTGAAGGAACTAGGCTACACCAAGGAAAAAAAGGCCGCATGGGGCGCCGAGGTTAAAGCGCTTTACAACGTGAGCAAGCCTACCGAGTTAAGCCAAGACGACGCCGAGGCCGTCATTGCTAATCTTAACCATGAAATTGATTTACAAGCCGCAGAAAACAACCCCTTTAAAGAACCCGTAACCGTTGCAGGAGGTGCAAAGTAATGAGCATTTTAGATTTATCCCATGGCGCAAAGATATTGGAATTTTGGGCTACTAAAGACGACGCCGGCGACGGCGAACTTGACCCCGTGCTTGATGAACTTCTAGCCGAACTAGAAGGCAAAATCGAGGACAAAGTCGAAGCCTATTGCCGCATTATTCGAGAGCTTGAATTGACGGCCGCCGCCAGGAAGGAAGAAGCGGAACGCATACGCAAGCTAAGCGACCAGGACGGCAACACCGTAAAGGCAATGAAGGGCCGATTAATGTACTTTTTTGGCCTGCAAAGCATCGACAAATTAAAGACGCCTAACTTTAATTTGTCGATCTGTAACAACGGCGGCGTGCAGCCGCTAGAGGTTACAGTCCCAGCGGAGCACCTACCCGCCGATTGTCAAAAAATTACCCTTAGCCCAAACCTTGACGTCATACGTGAAAAAATCAAGGGCGGCGAAATTGTTGCAGGCGTTACCGTCCTACCCCGTGGCCAACATTTACGCATTAAATAGGAGGTTTAATCATGAAGGCAACTACGACAGCGTCCATAAAATTTATGCGCTTAAAACGCAAACTTGCATTGCCCCACTGGCAGGCCGTTGGCCTGTTAGAAAGCCTTTGGGTTTTTGCCATGGCTAACGCCATGGACGGGGCAATTGGACGCCATAGCAACGAAGATATTGCCGCCGCCCTGGAATGGTCAGGCGACCCCGATCAAATGATTCTTGCCCTGGTCGAAACGGGTTGGCTAGATCGGCACCCCGACGCCCGACTTGCTATTCACGACTGGGAAGAACATTGCCCGACTTACGTTAAAGGCATAATGTCACGCAAGGGTAAATCGTTCGTTTCCAGTGTGCCACATAGTACGCCACTAAGTAGCCAACCTAGTAGCCAACCTAGTAACCAACCTAGTACGCCACTAGACCCCACCAAGAAACCTTCTCAGAGTAGCGACCTACCTATTCTTGGCTTACCTATTCAATCCTTACCTATTCTTGGCAAGGGGGGGCAGGCCGTTGTGCCCACCCCCACAGAAAACCCGGCGCATGAGCTTACCCTTGAATGGAACCATTACGTTAAAGGCAGCCGCCCAGGCAACGAAACTTTTCCAAAAATAATAGAAGTTTTTTCCGAGGCGTTGCGTCGTGGCATAACGGCGCCGGCAATCGCCGCCGCAATTGCTGACCCAAAACGTGACCGCACGGAACCCCTGTTTTTGTTTTCTGATCGAGAGTTACGCCAGCAGCAACGAAGGGGCCCAGCGGCGCCAAAAAGCACCGAGGAACTTTTAAACACCATGGCCGCCGACCCAAGGCAGCGAGACGTTTTGGAGGTTGCTTACAATGGGCGAAACTAACTTAATTACCCAGGCAAACGCCGAAGCCGAAAAGGCTGAATGGTTCCGCTGGGCCGACTACCACCGAACTTTATTTGGTTGGCACAACGACGCCGACGGCAAAATGGTTGGCACGTGGATCGGATTTTTCCGGCGCTATGGCTTTACCGCTGAGGAAATGACGGCGGCGACGGACGGCGTCGCACGTCAGGAAATACCGCCATTTTCGCATGAGAAACATTTAAACGCCTTAGAGCAACATGCGCTAATGTTTCGCAGGGAAAAAATGAAGCGCACCGCCTACCAGGTTGCCGAAGAAAGAGGCGTTTGCACGGACTGTTTAAACAGCGGACTAATTACCGTGCCATGGTTGCCCGACGTTGTAGATGGCGTATGGTGCAGCAGCCGCACCGCAGCCGTATGGTGCCGGTGCCCCGATGGCCGAGTTTATGCCGGCGTCAAAGACGGCAGGGACAGGGCCCTAATGGGCAGCACCGAATACTTTACCCGCAATCCCAAATGGCGAATGCAAGTAAAAGCAAGGGCAGAAACAGCCGTTGAAAAGGCGCTACTTGTTGAAGACATAACTATTCAATTGCAGAGCGCCGCACAGCAGCCCCGCAACGTTTTAGACAATCTTATTTCACGAATGAGCGTTCGTTACGGGTTATTGCCTGGCGACGAACCAACAAAGATTGACACTGCCAGCGTGGCATGGTCAGAGGGCCCGATTGTTCGAGACTGGAAACCAGGAGATTTAGTATGATTTTTAACGACACAGATTTTTCACCATCAACGCCACCGTCAAAAAGGGTACCAGTAGAATTGCCACCAGGCACCTACAGCGCAGTAATAAAAACCGAAGAAACCAAATTGACCAAGGCAGGCACCGGCGAATATTTGCAGTTGATGCTTGAAGTCGATGAGGGCCCCCAAGCAGGCTTAAGGGTATTTGACCGCCTTAATCTACGCAACCCAAGTGTAAAGGCTATGGCCATTGCCCAAGAAACCTTAATAAAAATATGCGAGGCCGTCAGCCTGGACAACCCTAACGACAGCGCCGAGCTTGTCGGAAAAAGGGTGCAGATTGAAACCAGCAACGAAGCGTACCAAGGCAAAACGTACGCCCGCATACGTGCCTATTTACCGCACCCAGCAGGGCAAAAAGAAAAGGAAGACGAGTTCATAGAAGACTTGCCTTTCTAATATCCGTGAGGGGCGGAGCGCCAAGCACCACAGCGCTGCTTAACACGGAGACCACGGTACACCGCCCGCCGTGGTCATTTATCTCTAAGGGCCAACAGCATTTTACAGGGGCGGGCATGGACCAGTGGGAACCATTACGGGACGAGGCCCGACGTCGCCGGCTTATGGAACTTCGCTGGAAGCCCGACCCGCAACGCCGAAGGTCATGGACCGACCCAACCGGCAAAACATGGCATGAGCCCGACGCTTTTCGTTGGCTTACGCAAAATGACGACCCGGTCCATCTGAGGTTTTAATGCCAAAGGTTAGGCCGGTAAAAGACGAATGGCGGATTGAACGCAGCGACACCCACGTACACCGCTTAATTGTGCCTTACAGCAGAGTAAAAGAAACACGCACTGTTTACGCTATGAGTGACCTTCACTGGGACAGCGCCCATTGTGAGCGTGAAATTCTTAAATCCCATCTTGAAGCCGCCAAAAAAGAAAACGCCATGATTATCATGGCCGGCGACGTGTTCGACTTGATGCAAGGCAAATGGGACCCCAGGCGTGACCAATCCGTTTTAAGGCCAGAGCACCGAGGCAATTGCTACCTGGACAGCGTACTTGAAACAGCCGTCGAATGGTTTAAGCCGTACGCAAAAACCATTGCGCTAATTAGCCCAGGCAATCACGAAACAAGCGTGCAGGCCAGAAACGACACGGACATTATTCAGCGCTTTGCTGATGGCTTAAGGCCCCACGGTTTTAGGGGGGCCGTTGGCCAATATTGGGGTTGGGTATTGTTTCAATCGCACATAAACAAAACAGTTTTAAGCCGACGCATTCACTACCACCACGGATACGGCGGCGGCGGCGAAGTTACCAGGGGACTGATTGACAACAGCCGCACCAGGGGAATGTATGAAGGCGGCGACGTCTACCTAAGCGGGCATATTCACCGACGAAACGCCGACGAGAATAACCCGATTAGAGTTACCAGCACGGGCAAGCTGGAAATGGCGCAGCAGTTTTTTCTTAGGTGTGCAGCCTACAAGAACGAGCACAAAGACGGCTGGCATGTTTCTAAAGGCAGGGCAGCCCGACCAATTGGCGGCTGGGCTATCGACTTTACTTACCAAGTTACAAAGTGGCCTGAGCAAAACAGGTTTTTACATGTATCAACGAGGATGTTATGAGTAAAGATTTTTGGGAAGAAGAACACGAACACGACGACAACGAAACCGACGACGGCGGAAGCGACTGGAAAACAGAAGACGAAATAAATCCGTTTGAAGAATTTATTTTAGATTTTCTAGAAAATATTCTCACAAAAAAATTTACCGACCTTGAGGCTATGAAGCGAATAGCCGACGCCGTAATTGAACGAGACTGGTATAGCGAGCAAGCAGAAACCGAAGCAACAACGGCAGTTTTTGCAATGGCATACAGCGCCACACTAGGAGCCCAAATAACTCCACAGGTTGCTAAAAATTTATCAGACGTAATTAAAACCTGTATTGCTTACGACATTAAAGCCGAAAGCGAGCGCAACTAATGGACAGCAGCAAAATAAACCACCCGCCGCATTACACCGCCGCCGGCGTCGAGTGCATTGAAGCCATTAAAGCCGCCCTAGGCAAAGAAGCCTTTATTGATTTTTGCCGAGGGCAGGCAATCAAATATTTATGGCGTGCCAGACTAAAAGACACGCTAGAAGAAAACTTGCTCAAAGCGCAATGGTACATTCACAAGGCACTATTGGAAATAAAACAATGAGCATTGTAAAACGACTTACCGAATATTTTGCCGGTATGCCAGCACGTTCGCCGCAATGGCCGGCAGTACGCAAAGCATGGTTAAAAACAAATTCAACTTGTGCCGCATGCGGCAGCGCCGACAAGCTGGAAGTGCATCATATTGAGCCTTACCACCAGCGCCCCGACCTAGAACTTGTAGCGTCCAATTTTATTACTCTTTGCGAGAACGGCGGCAATTGCCATCTATTCGTCGGCCATCTTAAAAACTGGAAAAGCTATAACAAAAACGTCAAAGAAGACGCCGCCGTTGTTCTAAAAAAAATCAGAACACGCCCTTAATTTTGTTGACACTAATTTTAAAAATGGTAAAACTTCTCACACGTAAGAGCGAGTACCTAACCCTCTTAGAAAAACAATTACGGGCATAACGGGCAGGACGCCACGCCACATCTGAAAAATTCAAGCCTTGCAAGTAACTTTATCCCCCGCCGACGTCGGCGTGATATATAACACCGCAGCGTTACGCAGTGCCGTTTCGGCCGCCGCCGGCGCTCAGTGCCCAAAACTTTCACACGACCAAACCACTTCAGACGTGACAGGGTACGCCGCAGAATACGCCTGGGCTAAACGATTTAATGTTTTTCCCGATTTTACTTTTATCAGCCGCAAAAACGGTTACGACAACATAACCGCAGGCAAACGCATCGACATAAAAGCCAGCACAAACTTAAAAGCCCGACTACTAAGAAACCTAGATCAAAACAACCCCGACGTCGATATTTTTGTTTTGGCAATTGTTCAAATACCAACCGTTCATTTTGTTGGTTGGTGCACCATAGACGAACTACGCAGGCCAGAAAACTTAATTGATTTAGGTTATGGCCCAGTCTACGCCTTGGAACAAGGCAACCCATTATTAAAGCCATTTATGGCAACCAAACGAAAACCCGCCAGCGTGGCGGGAAGTGTGTGACGATTTTTTTAGGAGTTTCTTATGATTGCGATTCTTTTAACCTTGGCGCTTGGCGCTGATTGTTCTAACGGCCAGTGCAGCGCAGCCCGTGCCCCACGTGTTAGCGTGCAAGTGACCACCACCCGCACCGTCAAACGTGAACGAGGCGGCAAACTATTTCACCGACGAGGCAGGGCCGCCGCCGGCGGCTGCAAGTAGCCAATCCCGAACACCCCCGCACCAAACTGTTTTACTGGCAAGTGACGGCAGGGCGGGCCCCTTTTAAGCAACGGGGGCAGCGGGGGCCTTTTTAATTCTTACAACAATCAAAGACGCATGACCCACACCTACACGCTAACCATACCACCATCAACCAACCACCTTTACCAGCGCCGAGGCAGGCACACATTTAAAACAAAACGCTATACCGACTGGCTAACAGAAAACACCCTTACCATTGGCGCAACAAAACCCCATCGCAATTACCCCGCCAAAGTCCATATCAGCATTTACGGCGGCAAAGGTTGGCGCAGTACCAGGGACATTGACAACACCGCCAAGGCGTGCCTTGACCTAATGCAATTAATAGGGGTTTTAGCCGAGGACAACACCGACCACATCGACCATTTAATAGTCAGCTACTTGCCACCAAAAACACTCAAAGACGCCGCATATTGCACCCTGGTCATTTATTAGGGAGGGAGGTAGGGGTATGGGACTACTAACGCAGAATAGCGAATTAAAGCCAGACGGCATTTGGAACTGGACGCTACCCGCCTGGCAAGTAAAGCTATCTAACGGCACATGGTTCAACGCATGCCCGCAGGCTTGCGCTTGCGTAAACCTATGCTATGCCCGTAATGGCACCTATTTGTTTCCAAACGTCAAAGCCAAACACCTAGACAACTTAGAGCGTACTTTATCCGACTTGTGGAAGTGGCAAGAGGATATGATTGCGGACATTAAAAGCCACAAAAAAATAACTTACGTTCGCATTCATGACGCCGGCGATTTTTATAGTGACGACTACCTCCAGGCATGGCTTGACATTGCCGCCTTAGTGCCAGCAGTAACCTTCTATTGTTACACGAAAGAGGTAAGCCGCTTTAAGGCCATGGTCGAAGGCAATTGCCCTAAAAACTTTAAGTACCTTTACAGTTTAGGCGGCAAAGAAGACCACTTAATTAATCGAGAAAACGACAGGCACGCCGAAGTTTTTCCCGACAGCGCCGCCCTGAACGCCGCCGGCTACATGAACCAAACCAAAAGCGACTTACTAGCAATCACGCTACCTACAAACAAAATTGGGATTGAAGCCAACAACATAAAGCATTTTAGAAAAAAGCAAGGCGCTGAAACGTTTGGAAGCTTGCAGGCAACACGGGACGATAAGAAAAATCTTAGGCGCTTAAACCCAGGTAAATAATTATGATAGGACCAGCTATATTTGGAGCACTGGGAAAGTTTCTTGGCAAATTGCTTTTTGGCAATTCTAAGCCGGTAAACCAACCCAAGCCGCCGCCGCAGCCGCCTAAAAAACAGCAGCTTGAAATTCGCCCACCATCGCCGGAAGACCGGGCCCTTACACCCGTTACACCAGCAGCCCAAAAAAGCCAAGCCAGCGAGTACAAACGCCTTTACGGCATTTTGCAAACTGAACTTGCAGGCATGAAAAACAACTACCAGCGTGACAGCCAACGCCGCCGCCGTCGTGGCAAACAGCTACCACCCGAAACCACCAGGCAAGACCCAAGGCCATACGGGAAACGAGACGTTGAACGACATGGGGACTTATCCCTTCGCTATGGCTACCAAGACGGGCAAGACGTTGATTGTGATAGCTCTTGGATTGGAGCGTTCAATTTTCGTCTTTACGGGGGCGACTATGGCGGAGAGCAGGATATTCGAGACGTTGGCGACTTGACTATGGTTGTCCTTAAACCCAGTTGGCGCAACATGTCAGGCCGCTATGTTTACCCAAGCGTGCCCAGGGCAGTAATGAACCGGGCAATGATGGCACCAAGCAAAGGCAAATTTTACTGGGCCGTTTTGCGCCATTATTCCAATCGTGGCGCAATAGGCCGCCGCATGATGAGAACAGCCCAGCACCTAATTAACAACCCTAACAGCCCGCACGCAGGGCCCCGACGAGGTAGAAGATGATCGGACCCGACGCAAACAAGCCCACGTTTAAAAACCAATGCCAAGAACCTATCGACTGGTTCAATGAAACCTACAGCAGCTATTGCGCCGCCGACTACATACGGGCCCAAGCAGCCGCCACCATGTATTTAGCCGAAGGGCTTGAAGCCTTGCGCCTTTGGTGCCGGGTGCAATCGGGGGAAATAAAGTCAAGCGAACTTGACCCGCCTGGCAGCGACGTGACAAAACCCTAGCAATTTTCCCAGCTAAAAAAGGAAACTATGGCCAAAAAGAAAGCCGATATAAACGAGACAAAAATCAAAGCTATATGCAAGGCAATTACCCTGGGCGCTACCGTCAAGGTTGCAGCCAGCACAGCCGGCATTGACCAAAAGACTTTGTACAATTGGCGCCAGAAGGGCAAAGACGCCAAGACGGGATTGTTTGCAAGTCTAGTAAAACGCATGGCCGCCGCTGAAAACATATTCATCGTAAACAACCTGGACAACTTAGCAAAACATAGCGGCGTGGCATGGCAGGCGTCGGCGTGGCTACTTGAACGCCGGCACCCCGAAATGTTTGCGAAAATCACAGACCGCAGGGAGCTTGATGATCTACGCAAAGAAATGAACGCCATACGTGGCGAAATGGCCAAGAACAGTATGGCCCGCCAGGATGAAGGCAAATGAAGACCGCCCGGCAAATTTTAGCCATGGCACGCCGCACCCGTGCAGAACTGGCCGCACTAAACACCGCACTGCCGGCCGACCCTATCGCTTACGCCGCCGCTAAAGGCATTCGTATCACGCCGCAACAAGCGCAGATTTTAACAGCGCTTACAAAGCCGCCTTACAGCGTGCTAGTACGGGCAGCGCACGCCGTTGGCAAAACTTTTATTGCAAGCCTGGCAGCGTCCTGGTTCTATGACAAGCACAACCCTGGGCTAGTGCTAACAACAGCGCCGACGCATATCCAGGTAAGTGACTTGCTATTTAAAGAGCTTAGGAACATTCGCCCACGTGACCCGCATTTTTTACCGAAGGCAACACGCCTGGAAGAAAGCCCCAACCACTTTATTCATGGCCTAACAGCAAACAAAGCCGACGCCT